TTCAGTATTTCATTTTCAGATTCAGTCAATGTGATAGTGTCTGGATGATGAACAAAGTAAGGTGATCTTGTTTTTAATTGTGAACCTCTTCCTATTATATAATCCCCGGTAAAGAGTTTGTAAGTATTTATACGGAAGTCTCTCATTCTAGGACTTTCAACCAAATCCAACATAACTTCTTGAGAGCATGACCCCAACAATATCAAGTGTATTGGATGCATGTTAAACAATCCTCCGAAGTGGAGAGGAACACAAGAAATCTTGGTAGACCTAGGCAAGTGGTATGACTTTCTCAGCAATTCACCTTGTGCTAACATCAATGCGTAACATTGTATCATGGAGGCTCCATTATTGAAAGCATCTACGACTTTACCTACAACTGTGCATATATCGTTATACCATCCTTCACCAGTTGGATCTATAGATACGTTGGTCATAAATTTATGTGTCATAGGTATCAATCTATTATTATTATACATTATGGATATTAACTCAAAACTATGTGAAGACAAGGAAGATTTTTTCTTAGACATGAGATGATTACAGCATTTTTGAAAGTTTTCATAATATCTAAACATGTCTACGCAATTCTTATAATTTGAGGAAGTGACTGAGCCACCGCTATCATCACTGTGTGCCATTAGATTAAAATACACACCTTTAGGTGAAGATATCACATTATTAAAATACAGTTGGGTAGCTGAATGAAAAAGAGAAGAAAGGAAGTTGAATATACCCATCATAAAGCTGTAAGGCATAACCAATTCAAAATCACCATCATCCCTCTCTGTCAAATATTTCAGTTTCTCTCTGTGTGATTCATTTGTAGACATCATTGTAACATATCTTTTCTGTATTCTAACCACCTTCTTAAACATGAGTGACCAGATTTTTTTAAAATAATCTAAAAAAGACTCTGGAAGGATATCTGACATTCCTTCTATGAAATAAGCGTACTTCCATATATTACTTTTTGGTGCCCATTTTGTGCAATCCAAAGTGCAATACATAGTGGAACCGCTGACATCTTTATTTTCAAATACTTTTCTGTGAATCAGTTTGGGTCTCACATGACTTTTTTTATGCATTAGTTCATTGGGCATGAATCTGCACAAAACTCTCATAAAATTCTCTATGGGCTGTTGTAACATTTTAGTTTTGTCAGACATAACATAAATCTCTCTCTTACCTTTGTATTGTAATTTATCCTTAGCATCGAATTCCAATCTTAGAGAGCTTGACTCTTCAATAGAATCTTTGTAGCTCTTAGTTGTTTCTTTAATGACATCATCTAATTTTTTTCTGTCCCATGGGAAGGACGAAATTAATTCTTTTACTTTGCTTTTTAGTTTTAATTTTTTGAAAACCACATCGAACCCTTTATCACCCCAGAAAGATCCTTCAGAATCTCTCATACCTTTGCTAGTTGCTATGTTAGTGACGCTTTCTGAAATTATTTTCGAAAAAGAGGTTTCTAAATCTGATTTGGTCGTGGAAGATGAAACTATTTGTGAACAATACCTACCAACCAAATAGCATATTTTTGGGTCAAATTTAAAGTCATCATGATACAAATCTTCAGTTATTGTTGGACTGCTCAAATCAACAGAACTTTTTTCTAAGATGACGGATGGATCCACACTGCCGTAATTCTTCATAAAATAACTATGTATGTCTAGTATGCTTGACAAGTTGTTTATATGCTCATTAACTGGATCCACAGGTGCTTTTGCCATGAAAGCAGTTTCTTCAAATTTTTCATAACATAAATCAAAATTGTCATAACAGGTTTCATGATATATGTCGTATATCATGTTTTTATCTACACTTTCAGACAATTTTTTATAGTTTTTAGCAAACAACCTCTGTATCAAGTAAAAATAAGAATCATAGTCATGTTCAACCATAGAGTCTACTAAACTCAACACGTCTGTATGAGTGCCTGTGCTATTGAAATAGATGTATCTGATTGATGAGAACCAAAC